GCTCATTGAGGTTCATGATGCGCAGCTTGAGACCGTGACCGTCAAGCAGCTTGAGACCGCCATGGCCGATGTCATGGAGAGCTTGCGCTTGAAGAAGATGCGCCCTATTGTGGAGGCCCCGCATGCAAGTGCTTGACCTCGTGCAGTTTGATCCTACCCGCAACTGTTTTGTTTTAAAAGGAACCCCCATGGCCGCACAAAAATGCAAATGCCACCCGTATTCACCCTTCCATTGGGCGCACAACCAGCAACCCAGCGTGTTCGCAGCCGACCAGCATTTTCGGGCCAAGGGCCTCAAGGAAAAGAGCGCTGCACAACACGTTGTGGACAGTGCCGAACGAGAGAAAAGATTGATTGCATACAAGCAGTTCGACGTATACTCCAAGGCTGGACAAGGCGTAAAGCAACCCAACAAACACGAACAGTAATAACTTCAGGAGTAGCAACATGACACAGACAACAGCCGACACCGTGCAGATCGGCGGCACGCACTACAAAGACATGGGCATGCAGCCTTGGCATGTCATGGAGGCGGTACTCACGCCCGAAGAATTCAAAGGTTTCCTCAAAGGGAACATCATCAAATACGCCATGCGTCAGGGCAAGAAAGAAGGCACTGACGACGGCAACAAAGCCCAGCACTACAAGATGAAGCTGGACGAAATTTGTAGCAAACACGAGAGCTGAGTTCATGGTTGCACAACGCGTACAAGCCCGGTAGATGCAAGTACGCTTTGTCGGTGAGAGGGCGCTCAGCTCGCGTTACCCAGCTCACCAACTCCTCACAGCGGCGGGGGCGCTGAATCTACCCGTACCCCCGATCTTTTACCAACACATCACGGAGAAGCAACCATGGCATCAACGCCAGAAGCACTGGTCAAAAAGAAGATCAGAAAAATACTTGACGCCGAGGGCGTCTACTACGCCATGCCTATCGGCACAGGCTACGGCAACAGCGGCGTGCCCGACTTCCTGTGCTGCGTTGCAGGCAGGTTTGTGGCCATCGAGGCCAAGGCAGGCAAAGGCACAACCACCGCGCTGCAAGAAGACCACCTAGCCAGAATCACGGAGTCTCGCGGCGTGGCAATGGTCATCAACGAGCAGAACCTCTACACGCTGGAGCCGTTGATTCACTTCATACGGGGGCGCGATGAATAAAGACATTGCAAACAAAGCGGTGGAGGCCATCACGAAGGCCGCGCAGGACATGACCACGCAACAGAAGGAACACTTCGCCAGCGTGCTGACGTTGCTGGCAACGTGTTATGGAAAAGATGCGACGTTCGGCGGCGTGTTGATCCTGTCTGACGGCGCAAAGAGTGTCCTTGTCGGCATCAACGCCAACGAGTTTGAAGTGGCGGGCCTTATCAGCGAAGCCCACGAACTTATCGTCAACGAAATCAAAGTAGAGGCTCCCGACCACGGGATGTACAACTGATGGCAAAACCATACGACACGATCATCGCAATCGACTTCGAGACGCGCTGGGACAAAGAAAGTTTCACGCTCTCCAAAATGACAACAGAGGAATATATTCGTGACCCACGTTTTAAAGCATTCGGCGCTTGCGCCAAAGAGTTCGGAGCAACAGGCAAAGCGCCTTGGATCAGGCACGACGACTTGCAAGACTACTTCAACAGCATCGACTGGAGCCGCACAGCCGTGCTCGCACACAACGCGCAGTTCGATGTCTCGATCATGGAGTGGGTCTACGGCGCACGCCCGTGTTTTATCTTTGACAGCCTCTCTATGGCTCGGGCCTTGCGCGGGGTCGAAGTAGGCAACTCGTTGCAGAAGCTGGCCAGTGACTTCGGCCTGCCCGACAAAGGCAAAGCGGTGCACAGCACCAACGGCATGGAAGAGCTGGACCCGAAGACTGAGCAGGAGCTGGCCGCGTACTGTGCGCATGATGTGTATTTGTGCGAGCAGGTGTTCAGCAAGCTGATGGTGCGCCTTGACCCTGCGACGGGGATGTCCAACGGGCTGTACCCCACCAAGGAGCTGCGCCTGATCGACATGACGCTCAAGATGTACACGCGCCCGGTGCTGGAGCTGGACCAGAGCATGCTCACTGACGCGTTGTACGATGAAAAGGAAAAACGTGAAGCACTCCTACAAAAGATCGGTGTTGACGAATCTTCACTTGCGTCAAACAAACAGTTCGCTGAAGTCCTGCGCGGACTCGGCATGCCCCCGCCCTACAAGAAGAGCAAGACGACTGGCAAACAGACGCTTGCTCTTGCAAAGAATGACGCGCTTTTTCAAGCGATGCTCAACGGGGACAACGAAGACGTTGCCGCTTTGTGTGAGGCTCGCCTCAAAGTTAAATCGACCACTGAGCGTACGCGGGCGCAGCGGTTTCTGGACATCTCGAAGCGCGGAAGACTACCTGTTCCGCTCTCGTACTACGGTGCCAAGTCCGGGCGCTGGACGGCCAGCAAAGGCAGCGCCATCAACATGCAGAACCTCAAGCGAGGATCGTTCTTGCGCAAAGCTATTATGGCTCCCGAAGCGCACCAACTGGTCGTCGGTGATCTGTCACAGATTGAACCGCGAGTTCTTGCGTGGCTGGCTGATTACGAGGACATGCTACTCATCTTCCGGCAGGGCGGTGATCCTTACGCGGCGTTCGGCGCTCAGATGTTCAACATACCGGGCCTTACAAAAGAGTCACACCCTGATCTCCGCCAGTCGGCAAAGTCCGCGCTTCTGGGCTGTGGTTACGGACTGGGCTGGGCTTCATTTGCCGCCCAGCTACTCGTGGGTTTCCTCGGTGCGCCGCCTCAACGCTACAACAAAGACTTTGCAAAGAAGCTCGGCGTTACCACGACGTACATACAGAAGTTTCTTGAGTGGGACGACAACGTCAAGAAGATGATGGAGATTCCGCGCACCTGCACAGACGACGAACTGCTGGTGCACTGCATAGCGGCCAAGATGATCATCGACAAGTACCGCGCCACGGCGTGGCCTGTGGTGGCGTTCTGGGATATGTGCGGGTCGTTGATCGAGCGCTCACTTTACGGCGGCAACGAGTTCACGTATAAATGCGTCATCTTCCGCAAAGAAGAAATCGTTTTGCCCAACGGCATGAGCCTGCTGTACCCCAACCTGAGACAAGTCAGGGAGAAGGTCAAGGACGAGGACGGCAACGAGAAGGAAGGCGGCTTGCAGTGGGTGTACGGCGATGACGCAACGAAGCTGTATGCTGGTAAGATAACGAACAACATTGTGCAGGGCGTAGCCCGCATTGTGATGACTGATGGCATGCTGCGCGTCGACAAGAAGTACCCTGTGAAGGGCACCGTGCACGACGAGCTGATTGCTGTGGTGCCGGACGATGAAGTTGATTTCGCTAAGACTTGGGTCTTGGCGCAAATGACTATGGAGCCAAAGTATTTGCCGGGGATTCCTCTGGCCGCTGACGGTGGCGCACACCGTCGATATGGGTTGGCCAAAAACTGACCAAGGAGAGCAACTATGCAACTACCAAAATCAATCCGCGTTGGAGAAACGCGTTACCCAGTGGTGCAGCCGTACATGCTGATACCCCCCGACCGCGCAGGCAGCGTGACATACGGACAAACCATCCGTGTTGCGTTCAAGATACGCACGGGGGGCCGCAGCACCGCACGTTCCGAGCGCCAGCGCAGCGAGACTTTCTGGCACGAGGTGACGCACGCCATCTTGCACGACATGGGCAGCAAGCTCGAATCTAACGAACAGTTTGTCACTGCGTTTTCCAAGAGGCTCAACGATGCGATACGTTCCGCAAAGTTCTGAGGAGCAGACCAAGGTCGACGTCATGGAGCTGTTGGGCTGGACAGTCACACACCCGGCCTTTGACTCTGAGCACACAAAGCGGGGCTGGTTGTACGCAAACCCGCCAGCCACAGTCCGAGACCGCTACCCAATTCCTGTGATAGCGGACAGCTTTGAAGACGCGTTCAACTATTTTTTACGGAACAAAGACAGATATGAAAAAACCAGCTTGGTCACACTCGTCCCTCAAAGACTTTGAGGGCTGCGCACGGCGCTACCACGAGGTCAAGGTCTTGAAGAAATACCCTTTCCAAGAGACCGAGGCCACGCGCTACGGCAACCAAGTGCACGAGTCGCTTGAGCTGTATGTCCGGGACGGCAAGCCGATCCCACCTGAGCACGAGCAGTTCAAGGACGTGGCCGATGCGCTTATCAAGAAGCCCGGGCGCAAGCTGGCTGAGTTCGAGATGGCGCTGACCGTGGACTTGAAGCCCACTGAGTGGAAGTCCAAAGACGTGTGGGTGCGCGGCATTGCTGACATCCTGATCGTTGACGACGACAACCTGACGGCGTGGGTGGGCGACTACAAGACGGGCAACAACAAGTACCCTGATCGTGACCAGCTCGTGCTCATGTCCTGCATGGTGTTCGAGTACTTCCCGCACATCCGCAAAGTCAACTCGGCCTTGCTCTTCATCGTGAAAAACAGTATGGTCAAGTTGCAGATGACGCGTGATCAGAAGGCTGCGGCGTGGTGGCGCTACCGTGAGCGCACGGCGCGGCTCGAAGCGTCTTTTGCCAACGACGTGTGGAACCCAAACCAAACCCCGTTATGCGGCTGGTGCCAAGTCACTGGCTGCGAATTCAACCCCAAACACTAAGGAGCCTGAAATGCCCTACAAGAACCCCAAAGACCGCGACACATACCCACCATACGCGCAGACCACGAAAGCCAAGAAGTCGCGTGCTGAAAGCAACAAGGCCCGGCGCATGCTCATGAAAGAAGGCGTTGTGGAAAAGGGTGACGGCAAAGACGTGCACCACAAGAAGCCCCTGTCCAAAGGCGGCACCACGACGCGCAAGAACCTCAAGGCAATACCCAAGAGCCAGAACCGGACGTTTGATCGCAATAGCGACCACTCGATCAAGTGATGCCCAGTAAAGTGATGCCCAGTATCTACACTTCGCCCAGTTTGGGTTCTGCCGGACAAGTTCTTACAAGCGGCGCTACGAACACTGCCTTCGGCTTCTCCAGCCCTTCTAACGCAACAGGAACTTTCCGTGCGCCTGACGGCGTCATTTCAAACGACGTGGAGGTAAGTATGGAAGACCTTGAAAGCCTGCCGTTCAGCACACCGATAGAGACGCTACTCAATCTCTGGGTAGCACGTTATGGAAACGAATGGGTAGACGTCAAAGACGTGCTTGCCGAGGAGTTCTACGGACTCACCTACAAGCGGCTCAAAGCTATGGGCAAACTTGAAACACATTACCTGACGAACCGGGCGCGGTTCGTTTGTAGAAAACCAGCATAGGAGTGCAACATGAGTTTGATGAACAGTGTATTTGGCGGGGCCTACCCCGGATCGCAGGCGGACTACGAGGAGCAATACGCAACGCAACAAGGACTGGGGGGCATGAAACAAAAACGGCCAAGGTTCAACCCCAACGAGATTGAGGCGTTTAACGTCCCGCTGGCGCAACTTGTCACGTTGTGGCGGATCAAGCACGGGGATGCGTGGTACGACGCAGACCGTCCTCGACCAGAACCCGGCAAAGACTTCTACACGGACGCTTTTGACCGTTTGAACAAAGCCAACATGTTTGAGATGTTTGAAGGCTGGTATCGTTTGAAAGAAGACGCGTAATGCAGATCATTGACAACAAGGCGCTGGTGGTGCGCACACGCAACCCACACAAGTACAGCGTCATCCCAAAACACAAAGTGCTCTCTGAGCACGACGGCACATATGAAGTGGCCGTGTACTGGGGACTGGACGAGATGCGCGTGCTGCGCAACCTCGGCGTGAAAAACGCACCATCCCCCATCACACGCAAGTACGCATGGCCCGGCCGATACAAGCCGATGGATCACCAAGTCGACACAGCCAGCTTCCTCACGCTGTACCGCCGCGCATTCTGTTTCAACGATCCCGGCACCGGCAAGACGCTGAGCGCACTGTGGGCAGCGGACTACCTCATGAAGCGCGGTGACGTGCGGCGTGTGTTGATCCTGTGCCCCCTGTCGATCATGCACAGCGCGTGGATGGGTGACATCAACAGCAGCATCATCCACCGCTCCGCTGTGGTGGCCCACCATGCGCAGGCATCGCGCCGCATTGAGATGATCCAGAAGAACTACGAGATCGTCATTGCCAACTATGACGGCCTGAACCTGATCGCCAACGAGATCAATGCAGATGGTCGCTTCGATCTGGTCATCGTAGACGAAGCCAACGCGTACAAGAACCCGGGCACGCGGCGCTGGAAGGCGCTGAACTCGATCCTCAAGCCCGAGACGTACCTGTGGATGATGACGGGCACACCGGCCTCGCAGTCACCCGTGGATGCGTACGGCTTGGCCAAGCTGGTGAACCCCGGTGGCGTGCCCAAGTTCTTCACGGCGTGGCGCGACAAGGTGATGAACAAGCTGACCATGTTCAAGTGGGCAGCCAAGCCCGATGCACGCGACACAGTGTTCAGCGCCTTGCAGCCAGCAATACGTTTCACAAAAGCGCAGTGCCTTGACTTGCCCCCGGTGTTGACCGTGACGCGTGAAGTGCCGATGACCCCGCAGCAGAACAAGTATTACAAGATGCTCAAGGAGCAGCTCATGGTGCGCGCAGCGGGTGAGACGATCAGCGCCGTCAATGCGGGTGTGGCCGTCAACAAGCTGTTGCAGATTTCGTGCGGCGCGGCATATACCGACGACAAAGAAGTTGTGGAGTTCGACGCAGGCCCGCGCTTGAGCGTGCTGGAGGAGGTGCTGGAGGAGACGGACCGCAAGGTCATCATCTTCGCGCTGTTTCGCAGCAGCATCGACACCATCGTGCGCCACCTGACCAAGAAGGGTTACGGCGTCGAGCAAATCCACGGCGACGTGAACGCGTCCAAACGTGGGCGCATCATCCACGACTTCCAGAACACGCCCACCATCCAAGTGCTGGTCATGCAGCCTGCGGCCACTGCCCACGGCATTACCTTAACGGCAGCTGACACGGTGGTGTTCTTTGGCCCGCTCATGAGCGTGGAGCAATACATCCAGTGCATCGCCCGAGCCGACCGCAAGGGGCAGGACTCCGACAAAGTCACCGTGGTGCACATCGAGTCGAGCCCCATCGAGAAGAAACTTTTTGGGGCCATGAAAACCAAGGTTTCTGACAACACGTTGCTGGTTGGCTTGTTCGACAGCGAAGTAAAAAATTCTTGAAGAAAGGAGTTGCATGCGAAAAAAACACATGTATGATGTCAAATCTTAGACAAACCCCCCACCGCTTTTAGGAGAAGCAAATGACTGAAATAGACGACGAAGCACCCACCGCAAGCACCACGGCCGAGCGCCGAGCTGAAGCCGAAGCATTGGCCGCTGTCCCCATGGACAGACTGGCCAAGGTGTACCGCAAGATGGCTGCCAAGATTCAGGAACTGACCACTGAATACGACGCGGCAGTCGAAGAAATCAAACGCCAACAAGACGCTGTGAAGACGGCGCTCAAGGATCAGATGCTCGTGATGGGTGTCAGCTCCGTGCGCACCGAGAACGGCACTGTGGTGTTGTCCACCAAGACACGCTACAACACACAAGACTGGGACTCGTTCAAAGAGTTCATCAAAGAGCACGACGCCATCGACTTGTTGGAGAAGCGCATTGCGCAGACCAACATGGGCACGTTCTTGGAAGAGAACCCCGGTGTTGTCCCGCCCGGTCTCAACTCGATGACCGAGTACGCAATCAGTGTGCGCAAGCCCACAAAGTAAATTTCAACAGGAGAATCAAAGTGAGTAACGTAACGCTCTTCAACCCTTCCCAAGTCCCCGCTTTTGCCAAAGCGCGTGGTGAACTGTCGGCCATGGCCAAAGCCCTTGCGGGTGGTGGCGGTGGTGGCCCTCGCATCTCCATCAAAGGCGGCGTGTTTCGCTTGATAAACAACGGCAAAGAAGTTGCTGCCATCGACGAGCGCTATCTCGACGTGGTGGTCGTCAACGCTGCGCCCAAGGTGTCTCGCGTGTTCTACATGGCCAAGTACGATGCTGAGAACCCAGCACCTCCAGACTGCTGGTCGGCTGACGGCGAGAAGCCAAGCCCTGACAGCGAGAACAAGCAAGCCTCGACCTGCTCCGAGTGCCCACAGAACATTGCTGGTTCTGGCCAAGGCCAAAGCCGTGCATGCCGCTACCAACAGCGTCTGGCTGTCGTGCTGGCCAATGACCAAGAAGGTGATGTGCTGCAACTGGCGCTGCCTGCGACTTCGATCTTCGGCAAAGAGACTGGCGACAACCGCCCACTGCAAGCGTACGCTCGCTACTTGGCCGCACAGAACATTGACCCGTCCGAAGTTGTGACGCGCATGAAGTTCGACACAGCGTCCGAGTCGCCCAAGCTGTTCTTCAAGGCCATGCGCTGGTTGACCGACGACGAGTATCCGAACATCAAGGAGCAAGGCGCTTCCGACGACGCCATCAAGGCGATCACCATGAGCGTGGCCAAGATGGACAACGTGTCCAAGCCTGCCGATCCAAGCATTGGCGGTGAGCGCCCTGCAGCAAGCAAGGCCAAGGCCGAGGCAGCGCCCGCAGCAGATGCAGACGAAGCCCCAGCTCCACCACCCAAGGCCAAAGCGAAAGCCAAGCCCAAGGCGGAGCCGGTTGCCGAAGAACCAGAAGAGCCAGTCGTGCGCACGGAAGAGAAGAAGCCGAGCGCTGTGCCAGCAGCCAAGTCCAACTTGGCTTCCATGGTCGATGACTGGGACGACGAGTAATTAAATCGGGGGGAAAGCGGATGCTGGTGCAACGATCTCATACGGTCCACGGCCAGACGCAGCGAGTACCCCCACCTAAACACCATGGCATATTCCCAACAAGTGATTGACGCGGTTCAGAGCGCCCCCAAGACGCTGGGCAACCAGCTTGGGCGCTGGGCCGTGTATCTCAACTTCCCCGTGACCAAGATTTCTGAGCTGACCGGCGTGTCTCGTCAGACGATCTACAACTGGTTCAGCGGCGGCGAAGTCTTCGTGGCGTACCGACCAACGGTGACGTCTCTCGTTCAAATTTTGCAGTCTTCCGGCACGGCCGAGGAGGCATGGAGTAAAGCATGCAAGGCATTCGACCACAACAGCTGACCGACCAAGAGCTTCTGGACTACGCGCACCTGACCGGTTACGACAAGCTGTCCCCAGAGTGGGCAGAGGAAATCTGCAAGCGCTTCGAGGCGTTGCTGGACGACGGCAAGTAACCCAACCCAAGGATTTTTATGACACCGCTGGATTTCTTAGCGGCTGTTCTGCCGTCCCCGGGCCACGGGTACTATTGCGCGGCCGAATTGAGCACAACAAAGAAGGAGCACAAGTATGCAGAAGACATCGAGGGGCTGGACCCCGCCATAAACAAGTGGCACGGCGCAAACAAGGACGTCTACTTCGCGCTGGCCACGTTTGAGAAGACCGGCTCACGCTTGGCAGACAACGCGCAATTCGTGAAGGCCTTGTTTGTTGACATGGACGGGTACGCGTCCAAGAAGGCCGCAGCATTGGCGCTCAGCGCGTTTCTGGACAAGACCGGCTTGGCCGCGCTGGGCACCCCGTGGGTAGTGGGTTCGGGCGGTGGGCTGCACTGCTACTGGCCGCTGGACAAAGAGGTCGACATCACCTCTTGGAAACCTGTTGCTGAGAACTTCAAGCGGCTGTGCAAGCAGGAAGACCTGCGCATCGACATGACGGTGACAGCCGACTCAGCCCGCGTGCTGCGCGTGCCGGGCACCACCAATTTCAAGAAGAAGTACGACACGCCCCGCCCTGTGAAGCTCATGAGCACGGGAGGCATTTTTTCGCTGGAGGCAATGGGAACACTCATCAATGCCGTTCT